TGTCCGACTACTCCAACAAACAGATCTTTACCAAGATCGAAGCGTTGGTCAAACCCTTTGAAGAGGTCGCACCTAGGATCATCTTCAAGGGCACTGATTATTATAATATGATCAGTGGACCGATCATGAAGGAGTTAATGGACAGGTTCGTGTCTCTGGAGAACACCCTTCCTGACCTGAAGTTTAGGGTGAGTTACCGTCAACATACCCCGGAAATTGTTGAATTTCTGGAGACTCGCCCTCATTCGTCTTGGATCGAGGCTGATTTCTCAGCCAACGACAAGACTCAGGTCAAGGACGTGGTTGAACTCGAGATCATGTTCATGCGGAGACTTGCAGCCCCAAAGTGGTTCCTGGACGTCCATCGTGCCGCCAACCGGTTCTCAATACACAACACGAAGTACGGCCTGTCGGCCGTTGTTGAGAACCAGTTGCCCAGCGGTTCCACTGATGGAACTTTTAGAAACACGTTCTGGAACCTTTGCATCCTCAACGCCTGGATGGTGTTGCATCGAGTCGATTCTGCCGACGCTGTACTCCTCGGAGATGACATGTTGGCTGGTTTGACAAAACGGAAGAGACGTGCTGCCCGCACTTATCGCGGCGTGGCACGGGCGTGCCGCATGGAAGCCAAGGTTACTACGCATCCATGTTTGCACAACGCGCATTTCCTGTCCAAGCACTTTGTGCCGGTGATGCGCGGTCAACAAGCCCACGTCATGCTTCCGTACATTGGCAAGGTTTTGGCGAAATTCAACACTCGCCCGAACACAAACCAGTCGGTCAACGATGATGAGTACATGGCCGGCAAAGCACTCTCCCACTGTTACGAGTTTCGGTTTTGCCATGTCCTTCGTGACAAGTTCAAGGACAGAGCCAATTACCACCTACGGCGCACAGGTGGCAAGTTTTCCGTCGAAGGAGTCACTTGGCACGTTCGCGTGCACAGTGCCTACCGAGACGAAATTGTCCAGATGTTAGGCGGCTCCATGGAGTGGCCCGACCTGGTCAGTGTCGACGACTTGTCCCTGTTTTGGCTCGGCTTAGCCGATTTGACGTACAGTGATGTTGAGGATACCATCGACAGGATCATCCTGACCACGGAATACGACGTAGTCGATTCCACTGCCGCCAAGTCACTGGTTGATTATTGAAACCCACCCACCACCGTGCGGGTGGACGCCAGTGCGAACCCGCGACAGATCAGGTTTACCGGTTCCTGTCAAATCCCTACCCGGAAAAGGAAAC